AGTTTAATATTAAATCTTGCCATGGTGTTGTATAAAACGAATCTGCGTCAATGGATAGCTTTATATTTCCGTTCTCATTAAACTGTAGCGATTTTCCGGTCAAAATAGAGCTTCCTAAACTGCTCTCTCCATTTACATCAATTAGTTTTTGAGCTACTTTGTATCCTCCCAACGTGCTTGTGATGCTCTCTAAAACTGTTGAGCCGATACCTGTAGGCAAATAGGAAGTTGAATTAAATCCGTCATCGTTCATTTTCACAATGCCTGTATACAGGTTATCATCACTATCTTTGTAGTTTATGTTATGAATAAATTCAGTACCTGTGATACTGCCACTTTTGACGTCTCCAAGTTCTGCCGTAATAGCTGAAAGTTTGCCTATTCTTAGAGCATTATAATCTAAGGGCAATTCTTCCCAACTATTTTCGTTCCATGTGTATACCCCGACGATTGTTTTAGTATTTTCATCTATTTTAAACCAAGTATCTCCTTTTAGCGGATTACTTGGCTGTGTTTTATCAAAGACTGGTTTATGATTAGCACTTGATTCTACTAATGCGTTATTAGCAGTCGTTATCGCTTCATCTATTTTTTGACTAGTTTCCGGGTCAGCCTCTTTGATATTCAATGTTTGACTGACCCATTTTTCTCCATCCCATCTTCGTAGCACATTAGGTAAAGCACTACTATCCATCCATAACAAATCCATTGTTGGATTTAACGGCGCTTCACCAGCTACTATTGCATCATTAATATCTGTCAATGTTATTTCCGCTGCTGCTCTAATTGTCATCATCCATCATCCTTTCTTCGGGCATAACATAAATTCGGTTATATCTTTTACCTCCATCACCTTGCCCTAAATTCAATTGCATCATTCTCTTTCCATTTGCATCAAGAAATGGATAAGCCCCTTCGCACTCGTTAGTTGAGCCCTGTGCAGGATAGTATTTTTGTTGAAAAACATGATGATAAACTAAACTATTGCTTACCATATCCCAGCACCAAAGTTGGTTTTTATCAGTGCCTGTAAAACTCCCTCCTGCTGACAAATACGCATATGGAAACATTACATGCATTCCTTGCAATGTATATAAAGTAGTTGTAAATCCGCAATCTTTTGTCCGAAATGTATACAGAGGGGCTATTCTCCCGGCAAATAAATCAGACTTTTTACAAACATTAATTGTTAAATTTGAAACTCCTGGACTCATAACTACGTAGTCGCTTGTTTGGTCGTATGTCACGCGGAATCCGTCAGGCGCTTCAAGTTTAAATGCCATTGAGTCATCATAAAACTGTTCTTTAAAAGGGACATATTTAAACATTGCTATCGCCTTCTCTGCCTGTGGCAATGGTGTTACATAATAAGACCAGATATATGCTTCACCGGACGAAGTGTCCACACCAAACATTGTTCCATGTCCTCCACCGAGAACCCACATCATATCGACAAAAGTACCATCGAGTGTAGTTCTATAAATGTTATAAGATTGTTGCCCACCGACTTTACTTTTTTTACTTCCGTAATATTCTTGTGACCAGTAAATATAGCCATTTTGCACATCGATTTGCGCACATTGCATAACCGATAAATTCACTTCTACCCCCGCGGGAAATTCACGTGGTAGTTCTGCAAACAGGTAACCTTGCCCTTCATTAATCATAAGAATACTAGCTTCACTTCCTTGATTAACCGAGCATCTAATAGTTGCATTGATAAAAACGTCTTCTCCAGAGATATTAACAACATTACCAGCTCCTGCATGTTCATTTTCCCAAGCTAAATCATGTGTACCGTCATTGTTTATTTTCTCCCAAATAAAATCGCCACGTTCTATGTTGGTCGTAATGTTTAGTTTCCCATCATATACTCTTGCAATGAGTTGTGTTGTTCCAGCATTATTTTTAAAAGTAGAACCATTTGTACTAAACAGTTCTACCTTCCATGTTTTTGTGTCTTCTATTTGTTTTTTTGCTTCTTCAATTTGCGCTTGAAGTTCCCAAATAGCCAGCGGTGTGACGTTTTCTAATTCGATGTAATCACCAAGTACAACCTTATTTTTAGACGGATCACTAAAAGAAGTTGTCTTTTCTATGATTCTTGCAGATAAAGTTATATCCATGTCTAAATCTACCACTCTTACTGTATCTCCAAGCGTAACTTGGTGGGGCTCATACCCTAACATTTCTGCTAGCAATATCACGTCAACCTCATAGGTTGATAAAGGGTGATTAACTTTTTCAAGTTCTAATATCGCCCAGTCTTTTAAGGCTTGCGCATTTGTTATCGTATCTTTTGTTATGACCCCTTTTAAATATTCTCTGCCGTCGTTATACAACCAATTCGCTTCATCATCATAAATGTAATTTAAACCATCGTTTACTGATTTAATTGTCAGTCCATCTTTCCCAAGGGGAATGAGAGCAGTGTACATCGTTTTATCAGTTGTAATTCGTTTAAGACCTTGAATGTCTCTTGCGTACTCAAATCGTTTCGCAGTATTGTTGCCTCGTTCGTCAACTAAATCAAATTTATAATTAATGATCTGACCGCCAAAGCTCTCCACGTAAGCATCAATTTCTGCTTTATATTCTGCAATAACTTGTTGTAATCCAGCTTGAGCCGTTATATTGTCTGCAAATTCAATAGTACGTATTTGTCCAACGAATTCTCTCTTACCAACCGACCATCCCGTCTGCTGTAAAATATATTCAAGCGCCATATCAGCTCTTATATCAGTCAGTAATTTATTTGATATAATAGTTGCATTTAAATCATAAATAAATGCATTTTCTGCTGTGGCTTTGATGTATCGTCCTTGCATATTTAACCCGTTTTCAGCTTCATAAATACGAAATAATCGTAACTTAGCTTGTTCGTCTTCAAACAAAATATAATTACCTTCGTGAATATGTTCAGCCATTTCATGTTCTGCGGGGATGGTAACGGTGTATGTGTCATCAAAGTTTTCAAGTTTCTCATTTCTCTCATCATCCCAAAAAGGACAAGAAAAAGGCATGTCATTTGATAACACGCCTACAGTAATTCTTTGTCTGTTCAATACAGTTAACATATTTCCCCTCCTTCCTCAATAAGTCGTTGGTCTATATTCAATAGACCAGTCCGCTCCTTCGCTGAAAGCCACCGGAGTTTGATAGCCACCAAAAAACGAAGGAAAAGAACTCCCAATCGCTAGATTTTCCATGAACACTGAACCATTTTTCATAATAACTCCAGCTTCGCAGTCAATCATTATCTCATCCCCTGCATGAATTATGACCTCCGGATTATTTTTCACATCTGCCTCTGGATTAACTTTTTGTACAACTAAGTCGCAAAAAACAACATCGTTATCTTTATATGTCTGATTATTGAAGTCTTCTGTGATATCCATTTTTGCCATATAAATGCCGATGCCCGCTAATTTAGTTGGAAATTTATTATTTGAGTCTTTCCATTTATAGGTTCGTTTCCAAGCTTGACTACCTTTATCATTCAATTTAACTATTTCCGCAATAAACAACTGTCCACGCTTTTCAATAGAAAGATTAAAGTAAGCATCTGAAAATTCATTATAGTTATTTCCAACCTCATACGTCGTATTTATTGTTTTCCAAACTTGCTTAGTTTTTGTTTTGCCTTTTTCTGTATACTTAACTGTTTGTTGTACTTTTTTTGAATAAACCACTTTCGTATTCTTTTTCTTAACTACTTTTCCCTCAGTTGCAGCAAAAAGATACCTGTCTTTCGTTGTCCTCCCAATTTCTAATCCCAAATTCATAGCTCGCCCGTTTTGGGCATCTTTAATCATAAATTTACCCATCCGTTTGCTATCTTTGTCTAACAAATACAATTCTATTTTTGTTCTAGCGCGCGGGTATTTTTGAGTAATATTTGCTAATCGAGCGGTGACTTTCCAATTGTCTAATTCTGACGTCAACATTCGTTTCATTACAGGACCTCTCCACGATTTGTATGGCGCGGTTTCTGTTTTTTCACCATAGGAATTTACACGAATAGTATTGATAGTCTGTTTAAAAGAACTTGTTTTCGCAGGCTTACCATTTTCTAATTCCCAAGTAATATTACTTTGCCCAATGCCATCCCACAACGTCATGTCATTTGCTCTATCGGACAACACGTTCTCATACATTTTCACAGCTGTTTGTCCTGTATCGGGGTCAATATCAGCCCCTAAAAATATATAATCATCATCTGTTGCAAATGATAGACTAGTTAAATCTTCAGTCGCTATCGCATGAATAATTGGACTTGTTAATTGTGAACCCGCCACCTCGATTATAGCCGGGCTTTCTGGTAAACTAATTTCTTGTTGTTCTCCATACCCACGTGGATCACTACATATAAATGTAATGGTTGTTGTATAATTATCTGTCTGTAATTCTGTTAACTCTGCCATTTGGGCAAAATGACCGTAATAAATCCATTCTGGTTCATCATCAAAGATTATTTCGCTTTCAAAACTATTAGTTTGGATGATTAAGTTATTAAGATCGTGTGCTATTTCTACTCGTTCAGTTTCCGATTTCCCCATAAGCGTAATATTAATGTCAAAGCTTCTAGTACCGACGGAATTCCCAAAAAAGTACCCACCAATTTTGGCAGGTACTTCTTGCATATTCTCAGAGATATTGATTGCATTTCTTTTAATACTATTAACAACTGCTGGAATGTCGTTACTATGAATTCCGGCATACGTAAATCCTATTTTTGCCACGTTGTTCTAACCCCCTGTACTCGGTCTTTACGACTTATACGATTGTTCTGCGTTTTTGTAATTACAGCTTCTACCAACTTCCCAACTTTATCGACATCCAGATACACATCGCTATTTTTTTGAAGTAGTTGCATTAAAATCTGGTTCTGTTGTTGAAGCAGTAATACCATTTCAGAGTTGTCAGGACTATTGACAACAACACTTCCTCCATCGTTCATTCCAATAATTTCTTTTGTTTTTTTGATTAATTGAACTGCTCGATTTTTCCGAGTTAATGGTATAACTACTTCCGGCTTATTGTTCTCAGCAACTTCTATCATTTCATTTTTGTTTACAAAACCACCATTAGCAAATCGACGATGCCCTCGTGGTCCCCAACCTCGTTTACCATAAGGTAAATCGTTTCTCCACGATGAGTTGTTGAAGAAAGCTAGTAACTGGTCATAACCAGAAAATATATTGTTATGCCCTTTCATTCTATACGCATTGAATGTTTGTGGGATATATTGAAGCAATCCTTTAGCTGGATTACCTGATAATGTATTAACATCCACAACAGCAGATGACTGAGTAATCTTTTCATTCCCGCCAGATTCACGATGAATTTGTGCAATGATACCTTTTAATTCTCCTCCGGATAAATCAACTTTCATTGCTAGAGCTGCCTTTTTAATGACACTAGACCACGCCGAAGCACCTTTCCCAGCCGGTCCTGCCACTGGCGCAGTTTCTTTAAAACCAGACAGCATTTTTTCTAGAGGTGAACCGATACTGTTTTTCAAATAGTTCAGCACATCGGAACCTAAATTTCCATCGTTCCCCATTTTCACGCCTGCAGATAAACCACCAAAAAGTTTATTTAAATTTTTGATAGGATGCGCTGCCCAATCGAATGCTTTTTTAGAAAAATCAACTACTTTCCCAGCTACAGCTTTTGTTCCATCCCATGCGTCACTTAAAAAATCATTGATCGTTGAATTGCCACTTGCAAATCCAGGTAATGCTTTACCAAGTCCACCTTGCATGACTTTTTTTGAATCTGCATGATTCAAAATTTTAGTACCTGGCGCAACATGCGTTATTTCTGCACCATTTGCACCTAAAATTTGTGCTTGTGCTTTGCGTTTATTATATGCAATCTCAAATCCTTCTTCGCCAGCCATAATTTGTCCGGATGCATTATTAGAACCTGTGTAATCCATTGCTAGCTGACTACCATACGACGTTCTTTTTTTGCTAGATGATTTTGAAGTTTTAGTGTTATTGTTGTAACCTGCTGGTTTCCATTCTGGTATGGTAGGTAAACTAAAGAATTTTAATACTTTATTTATTCCACCTGTGACAGAGTTAATTACTTTAGCTAAACCTGCTTTGAAGTTATCCCATTTGGACAAAGACTCTCCAGTTTCCCAATCTACTTGTTTCAGGTGACCAGAGGCTTGTTTTTTTGCTTGATCAACAACGCCATTATGCATTTTTTTTGCTTCACTTACTGATTTGTTTTTTTGGCTTTTTGCTTTTTTTACAATATCATCATGTTGCTTTTTCGTAATAGTTCCATTCACATAATATTCTTTGTCAGCAGCAGCAACAACTTCTTTGTATTTTTTATTTGCTTCTTTTACAGCGCCGTCTTTAGAACGTTTTGATTCCTTTACAACTTTAGAAGCTTGTTCTGCGCTCAATTTACCGCTACTGTCCTTTAACTTGCCTAGAATTAATTTTTGTTCTTTTGCTGATTTGGATAACGTACTAACCACTGCTGTTTCTTGTTTTTTAGCAATTGTTTGAATTTGATTGCTATAACTTTGATTACTAGCTTTTCGTTGATTTGCAGCATTACGTTTGATGCTCGTAATTTGCTGTTCCTCTGAAGCGGTTAAAACTCTGCCTTCTTTTGCCGCTTTGTCGTTAATAGCTTTTATATCCGCTTTTTCCTTTTTAGTAATATCTGCATTTTTGGCTGCCATGTCTTTATTTAATTTCTGGATTTTTTCGTTGTTTTTCTTCACTTCATCTAATGACAATTTTTGTATTTTTGCTTGCTTCTCTTTAACCGCTTTTATGTCTGCTTCTGATAACATGCTATTCTTTGACAAAGTATTTAAATTCTTATCAGTACTTTTCTTAGTCTTCTCAAAGGATTTCTCGACTAGTACAACCATCCCATTATAATTTTTGCTAATTTTAGCAGATGTTGATTTAGTGATTACATCCCCAGACATTTCTAAATACTTCAATTCAGAGATTGCGTTTTGAGACATAGTTTTATAAGAATTTACATTTTTTGCTGTATCTTTACTAATACCTTTTCCGGAAATATCCGTTTTCAAAGGATTAGCAAACACATCTTTTATAGCCGCATATCCTGCTTTCGCCATTTTAATTTGATCGTTAATTTGATTAACCGGATTCAATAAAATAGGATGTTCTTTTGCTGAGAATGAAAGTGCCTCCCAAATTAAATCGAATTTAGCTTTATATTCAGGTATTTCCTTCTGTATTTTTTTACCAAACGCCTGCCCAAATTTAGTACCAGCAATACCTCCAACTGCCGCACCTATCGCGGTTCCGATTCCAGGGGCAATTGCTGTTCCGATTGCCGCGCCAGCTGCGCCTCCTGCTAAACTTCCGGCAGCACTACCAGCTTTATCCCCTGCATTTTTTTTATTAATACCAATCAATTGACTAGCGGATAAGGCTATCCCAATGCCGGGTAATACCTTGCCTAATCCTTTCAAACCAGCCCCAATTTTTCCGAATTTGCTATAACTCGCAATATCACCAGCCATATCAGCCGTAGATAGCGCTTTTGTTCCTTTGCTTCCTTTAAAAAACGAGCCAGCTTTACCTAAGAAACCTTTACCTTTCCCTCCAGCTACCGGCAAAGCGTTTCCAGCAAGTTGCGTAGTCGCTGCATTAGTTCCAGCAGCAACAGAGTTTTCTGCTAACGCTGCTGTTAATTTCTTTACAGGTGAGATAGCAGCCGCTGCTCCTTTTGCAATAAATCCAAATGCTAGTCCAGCAACCGGAATCGCTACCGCAACTACACCTGCTGTAGAGATAACCGTTTTAGTACTATCATTCAAGCCATTAAACCAATCAGCTGCTTTTTGAATGTACTTTCCTAGACCACGTAATACCGGAGTCAATGATGTTCCGATACTTATAGCAAAGGTTTCAATTGCACCAGAAATTTCTTCAATAGTACCTTTCAGATTATCCATTTTCATTTTAGCTACGTCATCAGCAGTTACTTTTCCCATTTCAGTGCGCATTTTCTTTATTCCATCCGCGCCTTCACGATAAGCAATATTCCCAGCACGAACTGCATCGGAGCCAAACATAGCACCTAGCGCCGCACTACGCTGTTCGGAGTTCAAATCTTTTAGACTACTTTGCAATAGACCAGATATTTCTTCTGCTGATTTTAATTCCCCGTTTGTATCGTAAAACGCGGAGTGGACTGCGCCAGTGGAAACGGTCAATTCTTCAAATTCTTTGTTCACTTTAGAAGCACTTGCCTTTGGACCTGCCAAACTTTTAGCTAAATCTTGAATTTGTCCCATTAATTTATCTGTATCATTCGAGAGTGGTTTAACACCATTTTCTTGCAATACTTTCATAGCAGTTTCATTGTCCACAATGCTTAACCCAAGAGCATCAAATTGTTGCCATGCCGCTTTTGTTGTAGGATGCAACCTTTGTAGCATCGTTTTTAGAGAGGTACCTGCATCAGAACCTTTTAAACCATTCTGCGCAAATACTGCTAACATTGTTGATGTATCGTCAAATGAGAGACCAACACCACTGGCAACAGCAGAAACTTGTTGTAAAGACATCTTCATTTCTTCTACACCTGTGGCAGAAGCATTTGCTGCACCAGCTAGAATGTTTGCCGCATCCGCCACGCTTAAATTATCATCCTTGAACGCATTTAAAACTGTAGCTGCAATTTCTGCCGCTGAAGCTAAATCTAACTCACCCGCTGTTGCTAATGAAAGCGCTCCAGACAATCCACCGTTTATAACATCTTTAACTGAAAGACCTGCCTTTAAAAGCTCTTCTTGTGCCTGTGCGGCTTCTAATGCGGAGTATTTCGTATCCGCACCTTGTTGAATAGCAAGTTCTCTTAAAGCATCTTTATATTCATTTACCTCACTAGGAGACATGACAGATAAAGTATTCGACATTTGTTGCTCAAAGTCTGCCGCTTTTTTTGTTGCGAAACCTAAACCAAGCGCAACTGGAGCCATGTACAAACTGCCTTTTTTACCGAAAGCGACAAGTTTATCTCCTGTCTCATTTAACTTTTTTTGATACTTGTCTAAATCTTGAGTCACTGCTCCCCAAGGTGAGCTTTTAACAGCTTGCTCTCTCTTGAATTTCTTATAAGATTCTGTGGTAGTATCAATCTTCCTTTGCAAATTATTGTAATTTGCAACTTCATTATTTACTGCTTTTTTCCCTGCTGCTAAAGCTTTTGGCATTTGTTGTAATTCTTTGTTAAGTTTGTTGTATGCTTTTTGATTTGAATTGACTTCTTTTTCTGCTTCTTTTAATTCTTTTTCAGTTGCATTACCAGATTTAGAGAGCTGTTCAAAACGTTTTTTTGACTCAGTTAACGTTTTATTAGACTCTTTCAACTCTCCATTTAAAGAAGCATTTCGTTTTTCTAAATCTTTAAAATCGTTTTTAGTTTGAGAAACCATTTTGCTTTGAACAGATAACTTTTTATTAAGACCATCTAGCTCTGTTTCATATCGGGATAAAGTTTTTTCTCCCTTTCCAAATGCCGAAAGATTCGCTTTCATTTCGCTGTTCACAGAGCCGATGGTCCGCTTCAACCCTTTCATTCCCTCGTCCACTCTAGTAGCATCTAGGTCTAGGTTAATCGACAATCCTTGAAGTTTATTCATTATTTACCCCCTTCCTCAATTGACATCTTGATATTGTGATACAAAGTCAACAAGTGAAACTTTGTTGTTTTCTGATCTTGCTTCTTCTTTTTCGATTATCAGACGACATAACTTCTTATACTCTTGATTATCTGTTTCTCGAATTGTCCAGCCATACTCTTTCATGCAGTAACGCCTAATTGCATCGAGATCGGACAAAAACTCGGTAAGCGTTATTACTTTGCTTCCTCATCTCCACCATCTTCATCCTCGTATTCATCTGGTGAAATCTCCCGAAAGACAGACACCAACGTATCGTTTAATTTCTTCGAAGGAATATTTTTTTTAAGAAAATCTATTGTAATGTTTTCATCATCAAATAATTTCACAATAAATTTTAACTGCATTTCCAAAATTGTCGTTTTCTTTGGATCGTCAGAAGTATTGATGTATTCTCTAATTTTTTCTTGTAGTTTCCAATATTCTTCTAATTCAATTACAGATGTATCTTCTCTCTCATATAGCTCTTTCTTTTTTTCTTTTTTATTAAATATTTCTAGTTTAATCACTATTTTCTCCACCTTTTTTATGATTTTGGTCAACAAAAAAGAGTAGGATTTCACCTACTCTTAAAATTTTTTATCCTTCCGGTACTACTGGTGTTTCAACAAAACCAGGAAAAGCCATGCTGTAAATTTTATCTCGGAATTCTTCGCCCACAGCCATCGCGAAAACGTCCCCAGCATCATTATAAACAAATTCACCAGTGAGACTAGTTGCTTCAGGTTCCTTTGGTTTGTCCTCAGATGTGTTTAATTTAACGTCATCTTGTCCATATTTTCCTTTTAATAAAGCAAAGAACACCGGCTCCCCTCGCAACGTTTCACTTTCCATCACGCATGACGCATATGGTGGAGCAGTGTTTTTCCCTACAGTTACAATACCATCTGCATTCTTTTGACGACCTAATAACTTCTGTCCTAATTCAAATGGAAGTTCCATGATACCGATTGTTTGCTTAACATCGCCAGAACCTTTTTTGGAAATGTAGTATGGACCGTTCGAAGCGAAAACTTTAATAGCTTCAGCATCAAGACCAGAAATATCAGCTTCAACCGTACCACCTTTTTTATTCTTACCATTTACTTCTACTTTTTCTGTTACCTTTTCGTCTTTTTCATCATAAATTCCAAAAGTTGCTTTTTCAAATCCGATTGTTGTAATCATTTATTTCACTCCTATTATTTTTTATTGATATAGTTTGTAGGGCAATCCGCTATATTTTCGTGCATCTACAAATCGCCCTGTTTCTGGAAAATATTCATCTAAACCACCAGCGAGTTGTCCAAATCCTATTTGTTTCATTTCTTTTCTAACTTCGTCTTGTATTTTTTTTACTATTAATCTGTCGTTAGATTGCACATCAATTTGTACTAAAAAATCTTCCATCCTGGATTCATTACTAGAAAAATTAGTTGGTATTGGAACATCTAAAGGTATTATTAACAAGAAGGTTTTTGTAGAATCACCTGTGCCTGGAAAATCATAATATTTAATTCTCTCTTCGCAAGTAGTGTGAATGATATCGTTTTTACTTAATGTTGTATATATGACATTCAAAATATCAATCATAGTTTATCACCTATTTTCTTCTGTACAATTGCCCTATAAGCTCTTTCAGATATTCTTAGTGACCTGGCAACACTACCTGTTCCTGCTGGTGTGATTTTTTTACCATTCCTTGTATAACCATATTCGTTGAGATGAATTATTTTGTACCTGTCTTTAGGACCTTTCCAGTCAATCTTTATACTTCTTACCCCTTTGTCATACGAAGGTTTTTCTATATTGATTTCATCAATAGATGCGCCTGTATCTTTAAATTGAACAAATTCACTTTTAAGTGTTTTTGCTACAAGAGTAGCACCTGCAATTAAAGCAGGGTCTACTAATTGCGGCAAGTTTTCTCGTCCAAATAAACTGACTAACTGTCTTTCCAACTCTTCTACTCCAGTAACTTCTACACTCATGTTTGAACCCCCAGAAGTATATTTACAAAGCGATTATTTTGCAAGTCTGGGCTAACATCAATCACATTAAATCTTTTGCCCAAATAACGATAATCTAATATTTCTACATAATGTTTGTTACTAACTGTATACTCACCTTTAGTGTCTCGAATATTAATTGTGACAGCTTCTTTTGTTCCCGTGCCATGTAAAATTTCTAAGTCCTTCATGGATGGTTTATAAACTTCTGCAAAACATTCAAAAAGGGTAATCTTTTCTATTTCACCTGGTTCAGGACCACTTGCCGGCTGATATTCAAAAAAAACAACCGGAGTACGTAAATCCCCGCTCTGAACTTTTTGAGGTTTAAACTGAAACTTCATCAGATTCACCACTTTCAGCTACATAGAGAGAGAAACCTAAGCTAGTTATTTGTGATTGAAAGTTTTCATTGAAGAATTCTATCGAATCATTATACGCGTATCTAGTACGATCAATGACCAATTCTCTTGCCCTAACATGTTCATCTACATTAAACAGCCCGCATTTTTCTTGTAAATCAGCAATAGAAAAAGATAGCAACTCTTTTAAATTGCTATCTTCGCTATTGTGAGAAATATGCATACGCTCTTTAAATTTTTTAAGAAGGTCATCTGATACTTCCATGCACAGCACCTACTTTTTCTTGTCTTTTTTTGGTTCATCCAATCGCTTTAAAAAAGAAGTTCCCAAATTATCAGAGACTTCATCTGCACGTTTCACAGTCAATTCAATTTCTGTTCCTTTTTCATAGACTTCTCTGGTTTCTTTATCCTTAAATTTCTTTAACACTTTGAACTTAGCCATTTACAATCACCCTTCCGGAGTTTGTTCTGCTGGATTAATATTTAGTGTCCACACAGCAGCAGCTTTATCATCTTTTGCTTTACCATATGCAAATTGTTTTGCAGCATATAGGTTGAGATCTTCAATGGCAAGCGTTTGATCGTAAGTACCAATGTCCAATGGTCCGCCAATCAGTGCATCGTAACGTTCTGCCACATAAGAAATGGCTTTCTTTTCTGGAACGAACAACGATTCGATAATGTTCAAATTGAATGGAAGTGCCGTAACATATACACCATTCGCATTTAAGCTTGTGTATTGTTTCTTAACATCCCATGCGTCTGTCGGATTGACTAGTAACGTAACTTTACCTGCAACATTTAATGGATGTCCGTTTTCTTTAACAGAGTGGTATTTATACACATCTGTCAATTCATTCACAGTTGTTTTTGGATTAGCAAACGTTAGTGTACCAGTAGCTGCTTTTTCAGCATATACGCCATCTACTACCGTACTACCTTTCCCAACTTTACGATTCAAGCCGATGGGTTTGTCATTACCGTCCCCAACAATATACGCACTTTCGAGTGCAACAGCAAACGCTTCTTCAATTTGAGTAACAACAAAGCGTTTAACCCATGCTGGACCGAATTTTTCAAGATCCTTAGGAACCACTACAAAAGCAGTTAGCTTGTTTTGAATAGATTCTTCATCGCTGAACGTAGCGTCTAATTGACCTTTGATTTCGCCGAAGATTTTACCCCAAACCGCTACCCCGCTAGTTTCGGATTTTAAGAACTTAGTACGCAAACCAGTCGTGCGCATTCCAATAGATGCAAGGAAAGGATGCTCAGTTGTTAAATCTTCAAAGATTTCATCAACGACTGTTTGTGGTAGCAATGTTTCTTCTTTATATCCAACCTCTTTATTAATATCATTGAAGAATTTAATTTCTTCATTCGTGATATTTTTGTCTGTTCGGCTAGCTGAAATATATGCGTCCGCTTCTTGACGTGCTTCTTTCTTAGCTTGTTCCATGATATCAGCTGCCATCGCGTCTACCATTTCCACATATGCTTTATTTTGAATTTCTTGCGTGTCTTCGTTTTTAACAGCATTAACAAAAGCTGTCCGTTTTTCCTCGTAATTCGCGAGGTTGTTTTTTAATTTGATAGTCATAATTTATTTCCTCCTATTTTTGGGTATTAAAAAAGAAACCGTTTGAGTCCATTCACTTCCGACTCTTCCGATTCCTTTTCTTGTTCAGCGATATGTTGATTCAAAGTTTTCCCATCAACTATCACTTCGTTTTTAAATTTTGCAATTGTATCTTCTACAACGCTTTGAATTTGTTCCGCTGATAAAGATACTTCTAAAATTGATTGTTTACCATTAGTATCTTTCAGTCCCCTAACTTTATCTAATGTAGCTTGTGCTAACATGCCGCCTGTACTTGCTACTAATTTTGGCGTTTCGCTATTTTCTTGAAACATCACACCATCTGCTAATCCTAGCTCTACAGCCTGTTGAGAATTTAGCCATGTTTCTTCTCCCATCATATTTAACAGTTCTTCTAATGTTTTTCCCGTTTTCAGCTGATAAGCATTAGCAATGGATATATTGGCATTTTGAGCAATTTCGGAGGCTTTTTTTAACTCTCTATAATCACCTCTCCCACCATACTGAACATTGTGAATCATCATTTGACCAGTTGGAGAAATTAATACTTCATTTCCAGCCATCGCAATTACAGATGCTGCGCTTGCCGCCATTCCAACAATTTTTACAACTACATTTCCATTGTATGATTTTAATGCTGTATAAATTTCACTACCAGCAAACACATCTCCACCATTGCTATTTATCCAAACTTCAACTTCACCTGACGCATTTGCCAAGGCTTCATTGATATCTTTTGCACACGTAGCTTCCATATCCAGCCAATCATAAATCCATTTGTCATCATTTCCAATAATAGGACCTTTGACTTCAATTTTCGTCATTCATTCTCACCTCCTTCATCTGCTGACTGATAGTTTTTAGTAATTAAATATTTATCTAATTCCGGATTATCTACTCGTTCAGCGCCCAATAATTCTCGAACTTCATTACGATTAAATGAACCAGAGGCAACCAACTTATCTACAGCTTCTGCATTTTCTATAATGTCTTTTTTGTGTATGATTTTGATATGTTCACCCGCTAAAAACTCGTTGGAAGTAAATAATTTAGCGTTTAATTCATCTTCTAGCTTTTTAGTGAGAGGATCAATACAATATTCCATATATGCTTTCATATTATTACTCAAATCTGCCATATCCCCATGTAGCAGAGCAGAGGGAATGCCGAGAATACTAGCTACATAATCAATCATTTCTTTTCGAAGTTTTTTGATCTCATCAAAATTTTGGCTACTATTGACGCTAGACGTTCCAAACTCTTCATAGTTAAAGCCTTCTAGTTGAGGAACGATGGCAATCTCATTATTGTTAAATGCAGCATACAGTTTGTCGATGTAAGTCTGTAATTTTTTTTGTTTTTCATCATCCGCAATACCTGCCATTTTAAAATTAACAGCTCCACGAATTTGGAAGTTACGCATTTGCGCCCGAATCATGCGACCAAATAACTCACCGTAATCCTCAAACATGCCATCAGTAAATGCAGCTAGTCGCTCATTTCCATATTCCAGAAAAATCACATCATCCATACTAAAATTACGATTATAACGATAATCTTTCACCGTAACCCCTTCAAAAACATCCGGATAAAGCGCGAACTCTTTTCTAACATAACTATCAGTAATTAAAAAATCGTCCGTATCTGAAAGGACGATTAAGCACTCGTTATCATAGATTAATTTATAGATCACTTTTTCCCAGAAAGAACTCGAACTCATATCTGTATTTGGACGAACATTTAATTTATAATACAATCCGTCTCGTACACTGCTTTCTCCACTTTTCAATCTAAAATCAGATTTGGCGATCGTTCGTGCTATATGTTTTACACACGTATTTAAAGCCATTTTCTTCAAATAAACCTTTGTTGTTTTATCTTCTAAAAACTCTAAATCCCACATCCACTCAATTTCTTTGTTCCGTTTAAATATCTCCGAAAGAAATCCCAATATATCACCTCCTAAAACGTAATGGCATTAAGCATATTTAAAACTTCATCTACATCAAGGTCTTCTATTTCATCTGCACGCCATAGAGCATGGACAAACGCTTGAAATCCATCTGTCTTACGTCTATGTTCGTCTTTTTTTAGATATTCTTTATTGCCATCGGGTTTGATCTTTACTGCCACATTGTTCGTATACCAGCGCATCAAAGGGTTATCGCCAAACACAATGCGATGATTTGCGAATAAAGTTTCAATTCGCGGAGCTAGCAAACTATGAGCTGCACGTGGATTTCTAATAATCTCCAGTTCGAATCCTTCTGCTTCAAACAGCGGGCGCATCAGGTCCATTCGGAAGTTATCCCCAATGACCTTTTGAATACCGTAATTTTCCCGCATTTCAACAAACCAATTGACCACATGACGAGGGTCGATTGTAGGTTCATCTACAATGGTCAGTAATCCCTGCTTTTCCCATTCTTTGATGGGCGGTTTAAGGTTTGCGATATCCAAATATCCTTTTCTAGCAAATGAATGTGATTTCCAAATATAATCATCACCCACACGGAATAACAATCCAACCGCCGCAAAGTCTTTGACACTTGCATAGTCAAATGCACCAATGCAAGCCCGATTACGAAGTTCTGGCATTTCCCGATTAGTTGCGAGAATATCTTTCCACGGCGCTACTACCTTTTCCAAGTCGACTTCTGGAAGATTCATTCGTTTAGTCATGAACTCTTCTCTAGCAGATGGATTAAATTGTAAATTTTTATATTGCCTCTTAACCTCTTCATATAAAGTTTCAGCATAAGCTCCTCTAGGTTGACTTAACATAGGATTTGCCTTTTCCCAAAATTTCTCGTCTTTGACTTCCTCTGAGTTGTCCAACTTACAAATAAAACCAAAAAACCTATCATCATCGCTTTCGTTTTTTAAAATGGCTTCTGTTCTTTCTTTTAACTTGTCATTAAACCCTTCTCTAACAAATCCATCAGTCCCAATATAGAATATTCTAGAATTGGGAACTTTCCCCAAACCGCTTGTAAACACATCAACTGTCTTTTGGTTTTCGTACCTATGAACCTCATCAAAAATCACGCAGGCATCTCGACCACCGTCTTTTGTATCTGCGTTAGATGTTCTTGCTTTTAAAATGCTATCAGTAGCTTTACCTATTATTTTAGCTCGGGCATTTTTAAAGCTTCCTGTTAGTTTGTTATCCTTAATACAATTAAAAACATCGTCAAAAGACGTCATCGCTTGTTCCTCACTATTAGCTACAATTGATATACTATACCTTTTAATGCCATGTAAAGGGCTTATAAAAAAATGTGCTAGAACAGAGATAAAACCATTTTTACCGCCGCCTCGACCAAATGTTAAAAAGATTTCTTTAAAGTGAACCTCATCATCTTTCTTTCTATATAAAAAAACAAATGCCGCAATAAACTTTTGAAATGGCTCTAGCTTGTAGTACCATTTTTCAGCAAATCTAATAAAGTTATCAATTCGTGTTTCATCGAAATAAAGATCGTCTCGAATTAAAATGGTTTTCTGCAACCATTTTATTAAATCAATTCTCTCTTCATTCAATAAAATCTTTCCACTTTCATATGCTTCAATATAAGCATCTACATGACGATTGCTAATCATAGAAGATCACTACCATCCAGCGGATTATCTTCGCCTTTGAAAATGAAGGATCGTTCAATAGAAAGAAGGGATGTATTGATGCGACCTTTTTCTTGAATAGCCGGATGCGTTTTGGTAAATTTTTGTGATCCATTTTCCGTTGTCACTACCGCTCCATCTGCTTCAATGCTTTCATCTAACTCATAAAAAATCTTAATTAAATTAATATACCGATTTACTTTTTCAAGTTCTTTTTGACTGCTAGTATCGATTTTTGACAGCAGCTCTTTTTCCAATTTTTTAATATCATAGCTCATGTTTAACACCCCCTCCTTCATGAGACTTTTTAACATTTCTGCGGAGAAGACCCCCACACCGTTCCCCAGAGCCAAATTAAAACCCAAACCTTTGACCCGGGGGTGTCACCATCGTTCATCATTCACCCATTTATTTATCTTCCTTCTAAATTGAAAGCGATTATGTTTTTTGTTATGACACTTTACACACAGAGTAGTGAGATTATCTATATCAAGCGCTAGTTCAGGATGATGTTCTAAATCCTTGATATGGTCCACATCGAGTCTTTTGTGCTTGTCTGGGTCATGATAATCAGTAAACACCTTGCCTTGCCTCTTACACTCTTGACATTCATAGTTATCACGCTTTAATACTTCTTTACGTATGCTTACCCATGCCTTTGACTTATAGAATGTATGACGTTCTGCTTGTGTTAGCATTAATCCACCCCTATATAAAAAGCCCAACACGAATGTGCTGGACTTCATTGTTCTATATATCCGTAGTTATAAAACCAGTTGGACTTCTACGGTGACGAACGTCTTCGTCTTGTCTTTACCTCATTATCTTGCTAATACCCGTAGGCTGAGGTTCTATAGACTGGATCTATATACTCGGCAAGGATTTGCACCTTGCAGGAAGTCAACAGTTTACTAGCATAGTTTCTATTTACACACACGCCAGATGCTAGAGTCTATAACGAGTGTGCATGACTTCTTGTAGAACATTACTGATGCGGTTACCTATTTCGCCACGAGTATTGAGATTGAACAAGAAGGTGTCTCTTGTTGGGACTAGTGAAGTTGGAATGAGATGCGTCTCCCATTAAGACCAACGATCAGATACAAAGCCTCTGTCCGGCAATATAGCAACCTCCTGCTATATCATCATGTGATTATAGATCTTCAGTTCCGTCTAGCACTTCTTGTTCCATTACTTCAATTTCATTATCTGAAGCAACGCCTTTAATCGCTGATATGTGAGACATCTTATTTGTTCTTGAGTAATAAGACGGAATGAACCCATTGTGTTTATTTCTTAGTTCTTGACGTTCTTTGTATAACGCTTTAATAGCAGGAACAAGACGTCTAATGTTTTGTTCAATAAATCTAGTTGGTATTCTAATAATCTCCCAACCATGTTCAGATTTATTCAAAGTATTAAGAATAAATATATCTCGTTCCGAATCTTTACCAATCCTAAAACGATGGTGCCCTCCATCAATCTCCAACACAATCTTCATGTCCGGTAAAATAAAATCTACTCGTTTGCGTCCTATTTTTTGTTGTGTTCTTACTTTAATCTGATTTCTTAACAATTCGGTACAAGCCATTACTTCATGAGCAGAATCAAACTTGGTACTGTCATTTCTATAAAATTGGACTACAGTGTTATATGGGTCAAGGTATTCTTCCATTTTCATACTACACTGTTCTTGCTTTTCTATAAGATGTATTGCTCTTTCAAGCGTTGCTTCGATTTTGTGCGCAATATATTCTTTTTTCTTTTCTTCTATTTTTTGTCGATACTTATGTTGGCATTCAACGCATAAGTTTCTACCTCCAGACAAATCTCTGAAATGGACCGAAGCTTCTTGCGAAATGTATTGCCCGCATTCCCAACACCTAACTAAATTCATATAGTCCCCTCGACTTTCATTTTTAATAGGCCCTGCCTATAATACTATAATAAACTTATTTTATTGTTCAAAACGGGCGTTAAACGGGCAATATATTTTAATATCCTAATCTTTCAGCTATTGAAAGGATGATTGTTTTGTTTCTTCTTCTAGCTGTACTCTCGTCCATATTCAACTTACTGGCAATCCATACCCAAGTTGGTTTGCTTCTGTCCCAGTATCTAAACTGAATCAATTGTTTATCCTCATCATTTAATCTATTAAGTACAGACTCAATTGCATTTATAATATTCTTTAATCTACTTATTTCTTTATCCATTTGCAGTAACATCACACGATCTTCCACTTCATTACTAATATTCCCCGCACTGCCACCACCTTGGTTCTCGTCAATGTATTCTCTATGCCAAGCGCCCAGTGTTACATTAACTTCCTTTTCCATCAATTCTTTTTTAGTAGAATGATAAAATTTTAATTCATCTTCAATAAGTTTATATTGTGCTTTACGTAATCGCTTTGACATTTAATCACTCTCCTAATAAAATTCTATCTCACACGTTTTGCCTAGTCTTTGTTCAATTAGTTTTTTCAGTTCTTCCTTGTTGACATGCGCCGTGTAATACTCTTCATTTTGATTTCCAAATATCGTTGTGAAGTTAGTAAACTTTTTTAGAAATTCCTTAGCATCTTTTTCGTATTTATCATTTTCAAACATTTTTAACCTTTCATATTTATCTAAACTGATATTTACATATTCCTCCATTGTCAACCAGCCCCATTTTTTTATATTTTAGCAATACTTGTAAAGGCGAAGAGTCACTTGTCATTTACGACTCCCATTCATATCCTCAACCATGACAAGAGAAATGATTAATAGTAAAATAAATTCTGCTTCTGCAAGACTAAGAAAGCCGAAAGCGCGCAATAATACGGTAATGAAAATCATAGAAAAATAAAACGAACTTAATGTTTTAAACATTCAATCACTCTCCTCTCATTCAACTTAGCTAGTCTTCTGCTACTATTTGACTTACATACTTTTTAACTGTTATATAAGAACTCACAAGTAAAGCCCCTACGACTACCGTTTCTATAGACCAAATAGTCAATGTACTAATTTTAATAAATAACGTAAATGAATTACTCCAAATCAGATGTGCCCAAACACCCATAATTGGTATCACTATACTAAAAAGCCACAATAGTAAATACACCAGCATTGCCTCGATTATATTCTTTGCCTTTGTTCTTAATCTATCTTTTTCAAACCGATTCATTTACAATCACTCTCCATCCATTCAATCAAATCATTTAAATAAAACTGTGCTTTCTTCAAATCTTCAATGCCGTTTTTGTGTTCATAACGCGAAACGTATTTAAGTATATTTCCGGCGGCATATGACGGATAATCAGATACTTTTGCTTTAATGTAGTCAAGTGTTTCAATACCGCCTGCTGTGTAATGTGATGGGTTGTTTACGTTGTCAGTATTTTGTTTTTTCATAGATACTCCATTGGATGCAAATGCTTTCATGGCATTTGCGGTGTTATAAAACCACTTTGCAACTTCGTCTTGTTTCACTTTGTATTTTTCGATTGGTATGTTGGGGTGTAAATATTTAGCATAAGAAAGACTCCCACAACTTGCTCCTTCTTCCTCTATATGCACAACAGTATTTTGCTTATTCCGTTCCCAAAGCTCCGAGTCATATGACGGAATAACCTCTCCGAAAAACCAGCTATACCCTTCATTTTTCAATTTTCCCAACAATGCATCAAAATCTTCTTGTGTTTCTGTGTGATATATTTTCATTCGTTTTTCCTCCTTGTTTAATTGTGTACTCGGCGAATTATGTGATTTAGATAAGTGCGGCATTGGGGCAAACAATATCACCAACAAAACTCCAAAAAACACTCCAGGTATAAAAGCAATACTACCTGCTACCATTATCATATTTCCTATCTGCTTGATTTCCACATATAACAAGAAATCTTTTCATCAATGTCATCCCTTCATTTTCCGCCGACTATACCGTTACAAAACCCATTTTGTAACACGTAACCACTCAAATCCCTTCTGACAGAACGTGGTTACAGGTTACAAAAAAAGCGGCGAAAAAGTTTTTATTTTTGTACTCTTTTCTTAAATATAAATAAATATATATACTTTTTATTAATAAAAAAATGTAACTTGTAACTTTTACGTGTCTAGCTACTGACACTATGCGATTTTTGGAAGTTACGTTTTTCGCTCTGGGTTACATATTTTTTGTAACCATTGTCAGAATATTTCCTAATAAATACACAATTAACACCTCTGATAAACCCGTGCAGTCTTTCCATTGATTTTGACAGGTTTTGTCTCTAAATTCATCACATCTTTAATCGTCGCTCTTCATTTTTTACCCCTCCTCTACTTTTTTATAAATATCAAAAGGTTCTATTTCTTTTTCCAGCGCATTATGCTTCACATAGATAACGGCATACTCTTTTAACGCCTCAATAATATCAAAATCTATTTCGTCCTTTAGTTGTTCTAAAAGCCAATCTGGAAAATCAACATTCATATACTCCCGAACATCGCATTTACTGTTTGTAATATCTCTTAGCTTCATTTTACCCCTCCTCCACAATTCGCACGGCTTCTGCAGCACTTCTTGCTACTCCACAAATAGCTGGCGTTATTTCCATCGCTTGTTGAAAGTTTTTCTGTTCTTGTCGTAACTTCCCTATCTCATTTTTCACTTCAATAAAAAACATTTTTCCATCTGTTCCGCGAAATCCGAATAAATCTGGAAAACCTTTCGGTAATCCTGTATCAAAAATTCGTCCATTTGGTAATTTCACTTTGCCAACATTGGCACGGAAAACGTAATGCCCATGGCGGGAAAGTTCTAAACGTATAGAATTCTGTATATCCATTTCTGCTGTCATTTAATCACTCCTTTGGTCAAATTGGTGAAAAAAGGGCAAGTTAGGGCAGGTTGAGGGCAAGTTGGTTCAAACCTGCCCTGTTCGAAACCCATTGCTATTACTTACTTTATTGATACTTTTTTTATTAACAGGGCAGGTTAGTAGTAAAATAAGAAAAGTATTACTAGTGAAAATTTATAGAGAAGTTTTTGAAAAAAGATCCAAACCTGCCCTTAAAAAGAATAAAAATCATGTAACCTGTTCTGGCGCAATGTATTTGATGCAGGGCAAGTTGGTTCAAACCTGCCCTGTTTTAAAAATTAATATTGATTTTAAAATATTCTTTATTGAGAGCAACACCAATATACTTTCTTCTTGAATTTGTTTTTTTCTTTTCAAACTTCAATCCCAACTCTTTTCCAAATTTTGTATTACTCATTAGGTATTGTCCGTTATCCTTTGCCCATTCTCGATATGTTTCATATAAAACTTTTACGTCTACTTCTTGCTTCTCTCCAACATCACAACAATCCTCGATAAATGCGGTAATAACATCCATTTCTGATTTATATTCAGAGCTAGCATTTTCAACTTCTTTCGGCATTCCCAAGCCTTCCCTTTGCCATTTAAGGAAGCCTTCTACAGCCCAGTTCAATATCCCAGTCAATTCACTGCGAAGTTTATACTTTAACTGCTTGTCTACCTTTTCATCGGGTATCTTCACGGTAAACGGTACTAAGTGTAATCTTCGCCATATTCCATCGTCTCTCCCTCGGATAATTGGTTTATGGTTGGTTGCCATCCAGATTTTGAATTCGGGTGTAAACTCGAATTCGTCCTTATACAAGTGTCGTGCAGTGACCTTGTCGCCACCTGTAAGCTGTTTAACCAATCCTTCATCTAAACGCACACCTTCATTTGGTTCGGTTGTTGTAACGAACCTAGCGCCATGTAAACGGGCAATATCACTATTTGCATTACTGGATTGCTGTTTGACCATGATTGTTTGCGGCTGTATATTGGTTGCGTAAGAACCGAAAATGTCATTGATAATGTCGAGAAAAACAGACTTACCATTTCGCCCATTTCCGAAAAGAATGAACATGACTTGTTCTGATGTAGAACCTGACAATGAATAACCGACAGCTTTTTGAATATAATTGATTAACTCTTTATCACCAGCAAAAATATCCTTTAAAAACGCTTGCCAAAGTGGCGCATCAATTTTATCTGTATATTCGATGTTGCTAATTTTTGTAAACATTTTTTGCCTGTCATGATTGATAAGTTCTCCATTTTGCAAATTGATATATCCGTTTTGTGTGTTCAAAAAATATTTGTAGCGATCGAATTCATCAGGCAAAACTGGCATTAAATGTTGTGCTTCTTTTAACATATTCGTTTTACCTTTGTTGCTTCTTGTTGCTTTTAAATGTTTCATAAATGCTTTTTCTGCATCTGATTCATTTTCCATGTAAGCAAACTCACTCTTCATATCTTTGATCACATCATCAACAAGTGTTTTTACAGCGCCTATGTTGTCATATTTCCAAACTTTCGAATCGTAGAAATAGAATCCTTTGTTAATGTATGAAAAACGAACAATGTCATGAAATTTATCACGGAAACGTTCTGCATTACCAGTATCATCCAGCCCATATACTTTACGTGCTGTATTATTCTGATTTTTGATAGAAATAGAATATCCTTCTAGTTCACTGCCAGGTTGGTAAATTTCAGAGGTATTAGTTATAGCTTTATTAATAACCATTTCACCGTAAAGTTGCGCACCGCGTTTTTGGTCCCATTTTGTTCGATACAAACCACTTGAACGGAAAATTTCGTCCATTTTTTCTGCATTACATCCTGTCCAAAATGCCAGCATATTTGCAAAAGCTAAGTCTGCTTCGGATTGTGAGGGATATAGTCCATCCCATAATCCATCGTAAAGCGTTTTAAATTGTGCGCCTTGTTTGCTTCGTTCAGCACGTTGAATAATATCACTTACAGGCAAATCAACTGTAGATTGTAAATTATTTATTTGTCTTACTTCATTAGTCCCAATGTATTTCGTATGCAAATATTGTATTGCCGTTGTCGCTTCATTGACTTGTCTGTAGTTATCAATTACTTGACCTGTCATAACGAAAAATCGACCGTCCGGGTACATTTCAATGTTTCCTTTACGCCGACCACCTTCCGGAAAACTTCCTTTTGCAATAATATGAATTCCTGTCCCGCTCACACTGTATTCTGTGTAACTAGACAACGTTTGAATAAATTCACCAGCAATATTTTCTGTATTACCATAAAGGTAATCTTCAATTTCATCCTTTATATCATCAATATCCACACCGAAATATGGTTTCTTAAAGTAAAAACCTAACCCATCAAATTGATATTTTTCGAGGGAATCAAGGGCAGTTTCAAAATCTGCCCATGTCCGTTCGTCTACACTATTACCGTATGAACCGTTGTTTGCGTTCATCGGTATTTTTTTGTTTTTGCCACGCTCTTCATCCCAAACAAGTTGAAAAGCGCACCATTGTTTTAATTTTTTTAATTCGTCCGGAATTTGTTCATACACGTTTGTGCGCTCCTCTCATTGCTTAGAACGGTAGATTACTCTCGTTTATTTCTGGCATAGGTTCAGCATCTTTCTTTTTAAATACATGTTGTAATGGTCCAGTAATTTTACTTTCAGCCCACGCTTTCACATTTAAATTTTTATAAATTTGACCATTATACTCAGACTCTTCATTTTTCACAGTAACTTGGCATGTCTTAGTTAACAGGTCTTTTAATAATTCATCCAATGTATTATAATCTTTGCCGTTAGGTAATTGGATTGCTTTAGCGATTGTATTTAATGCTGTTTGACTATATTCATTTGTTGCTTTTGCTTTCCATACTCGGTGAAAAATATGCGCATTCTGGAATTTTTGATTTACATCATTACGGATAATTAAATCAATATTAATGAACTCCGCTCCGTTTTTTGTCGCATCTTCATTTGCGTTGTATAAAACCACCTCATACGTACCATTTTCTACTCCATTTGTGAAAACATCCTTATGATCTACTTTAAACATAATTAAATTCCTTCTTTCGATTTTTTTATTTGATAAATCCTCTTACTTTTCCTTGGTGGTATGCCCACCCTCGCTTATAGTTATGCTGCTTCGCATACTCATATAGTTCTTTCATATTTTTACAATCGTTCGGACTACTGTAGTCCACTTGAAATATTGGTTCAGTAATTTCTTGAAGTTCTGCTGCGTCGTCGATTTGGATCGGTTTTGCTTCCACTTTAAACTCATGCCCGCAATGCTCACATTGCTTATTGCTGGATAAGACTGTCATAAAGCAATCGGGACATATTTTCACTGGTGCTTCTGCTTTCTTGCTATTACTTCCTTTTTTCGGTTCTAACGTCCATGTGCGTTCCATATCCGGTAGTCCGAACCGACTTACATTGCCTACATGATCAATGATGATGGACGTTTTTTCTGGACGGTAACGCATGCCACGCATAGATTGCTGAATGTAGAGAGACAAAGACTGTGTCGGGCGTAACATAATCACAGTAGAACAGTCTGGCACATCGAATCCTTCGCCAATCAAATCTAAGTTACATAGCACTTTAATCTCGCCATTTCGAAACTGTTGGATAATGTGATCGCGTTCCGCCTTTGGTGTTTTGCCATCAATATGTGCTGCAGTGATACCCACTTGTTCAAAACTAGCTGCCATTTTTTGGCTTTGATAGAGAGAAGAAGCGTAAAGAATAGCTTGCTGTCCGTCGGCTAATTTTTGATAATGCTTGATCACGTCTCCCCATACTTTTCGTTGATTGAACTGATCGTCTAATTGTGTGATGTCATACTCCCCGGTTCGTTTGATGTCTAAGTTACTTGTTTGAATAACTTCCGGTGCAAAATACTTATAAGGTGATAAGAAGCTATTTTCAATCAACCATTTGGCATTGACTTTCTCAATCAACGTATCGTTGATATCGCCTAATCCCCCGCCATTAATTCGGACAGGTGTTGCCGTAAATCCGATAACTCGTGCCTCATGAAAGTATTCAATGATTTTTTTGTAGCTGTTCGCTAAGATGTGATGGCTTTCATCAATGACTATTAATTCTGGTTGAGGTGTGTGATCTAACCGTCTAACAATGGTCTGAACCATTCCTAAAGTGACGTGTTTCATATCAACCCCACTCACTTCGAGTGTATTTTGAATCTGATCAATCAATTCTTTCCTGTGTACCAGGAATAAAACATGATTTTTATTTTCTGTGGTTCGCCTAATAATCTCTGCTAAAATAACCGATTTGCCTGAACCTAACCACAGGGCGAAACAACTAACGGACGTTTACACCCTCTAATAAAAGCCTCCCTTACTTCGTTGATTGTATCGATTTGATAATCTCTAAGCTTCAGCATCAACATCACCGATTTTGAATAGGTCTTCTTGCAAAGCAAACTCTCTGTTATCTAACTGGTTTTTTGCAAAATTACCATTATTTTCTGTGAGTAAGAAGCCTCTCTGACCTGTCTCAGGATTTCTTATTAATCTTGCAACTACAGGAACAATACCCATAATATGATTAACTACCTTTTCTCTAATATCTGGTAAAAATTGGTTATAAAGCTGTCCGCTTTCCATCTGTATTTGTCGTGTGTTTTCCCAAGCGGTATATACTATATTTGTGTTTGGTAAATTATTAAACACGGATATCAAATCTATTAAATGTGTGTCAAATATTCCATAGTGTTGCAGTTCTGGTTGACCTGACTTTGTATTTCTCCCATTAAACATTAGCCATAATTTTTGATAATGGCTTAAATTATCAATTACTACATTGTCATATTCCTCTGCATGTGCCTTCGCATATCCATAAAAATCAGCCATATCTTGTACGGGATTTCGAGGGTCTAATGTCGCAATCGTGATATTAGGTAATCCGCTTAATACTTTTGATGTACCATCACAATCCAACATTAAAGTTTTCCCTTTTAAATACTTAACTGTCGTTGTCTTTCCAGCGCCCGGTTTTGCATAAATCATAATATTGAAATACTCCGACCTTTTCATTTTTTCTGATTGAATAAATTCCAATGAAATTCCTCCTTACTTATTATTTTATTTGTAGTCTTTCCGTTTGAACCAAAACGGCTCCTGGTACATCAATGCCTTTTTTCAAATCATCTTTTAACTTAGCCTTATCCAGCTTCTTAGGTTGTTCAACTAAATAATTAATTAACTTCCTCTCATCTTCTACAAGTACACTGTGAGGGTTTTTCCGAATATCTAATGTAAATAGATTCGTTTTTATTTTTTGCTTATTAGCAACTAGCATAGCATCATGTAGTGATTGTTTCAGTCGCTTCACATTATTGTTAATCGTGTTTTTTCGTTCTGATAAACGTTTAATTTCTACATCTAAAACAAGTGATTGTCCTTCTAGCTCTTTGATAATAAACGAAACATTTTCTGCTTTTGTTTCTAATTCATCGTCTATGCTTTCAAGGGTATCTTTTAATGTCTCTGGATCTAATTGCTCAGCTAAATTTAATAACTGTTGATACTTTTCTTGAATGGAATAAAGTGTTGTCATATTTTAGTCCTCCTTTTTTAAAAATGCAGTAGCAGTTATTTTTCCGTTTGTTGCCGAAAACCATTTCACATCCATTGACTGTTCAAATTTAGGTTTTTCAACTTTTGACACAAAATTAGTAGCATCTGAAACATTAGCAAAATACAAGCGGAATTCAACATCATAAGCTTCTTTGTAAAGTTCACTTATTAGCTGACTCTCTTCTTTCACTTTCTTCACTTGTCTACACGGAATATTAAAAGATGAAAAACCGTCAGTATCTTGCACAGTTAGCAACCCATCATTGTTAATGAGAACATAAAACTGTTCTCCATCAACACATAAATCAGTCACTCCTGCCCTATCCTGCACTTCTACTTTATCGCCTGCTTGAATACTCATTTTATCGCCTCCAATTCGTTTTTATAGTCCCACATATCTTGCGATAATTTATCCAAACCAATCGCGAATCTTTCTAGGTCTTTTGGTGTTTTAATGATTGATTTACTCAATTCTTTGCTTTTTCTGTGAAGTAAACTGTTTGCTTCGTTAATGATGATTTGTTTTGTCATTTTGCACCTCCAATTGCATATTCGTGTTCCTCCTATTTATAAAACATCTGATGACCGCATCTCGGTTGATAGTCGTTTTCGCGAAGTGAGTCAACGAAATTACACATCACAGCAATACTATCGAAATCAGTGAAATTTATGGCGTCGGTTATATCTTTAGTCCAACTTGCTACAGGTGATAAATTACCAACAAGCGGCACGACAGCTCGTAGATATTCGTCACAATCCCTCTTGACCTTTGTTATGATATACACCTGTTTGCGGTCTTCTAACCTAGTATTAACACCCAAAGTTATGTCTATTAAACCGCACATACGCAAAGCATGATTCTTGTTAGTGAAATATTTGGCAAGGGCAGAGTTAGTTGTTTCTGTAATTTCGACGTGCTCGTCGCCGATACCTACACTTCTGACCATGACACGTTGATTGTATTTATTCATGTATACGATACGTTTATTAAAACTCATTTTTCTTCATCCTCCAAACTCCTCCCGCACATTGGACAGTATTTTATATGGATTTCTGTGTAAAATCTGGGATAACCTTCCTCTTCTTCAACTGCTAAACAATGCACAGAATCCCCTAAAAAGTTAGTACAACTTTCCAGTTTCACATGTGCATAATCGCCTACGCACTCAAGTTCTAGCGTTGTGTTATCACTAGTACAATACTCACACATCATTCCGCCACCTCCTCAATAAAAGACGGAATTTCTTCGGAGATAACAATTCTCCTATCATCTTCCAACTTGATAATATAGTTTCCTGTGCTTTCCGTGATTGGATTAGGCAGTATATATTCAATGCTGATTACATTTACATTCATTTCTCCGTTATACCATTCATCACTATGTTGTCCGCCTGCTGGAGGTCTACCTATTGAAAATCTCGTATTATCGTAAGGCAATCCACTGCGCCAACTTAGGATGTTTCTCGGTTTAAATGTCGTCATTCCATCACCTCTTCTAATATTTCTTCTGGGGTATCACAACCATTAATTAGCGTCTCTCTACCGAACCTATCATCAAAAGTACAGAAGATTTTTCCAAAGACATCATCAACTTTATACAAACGCTCTAAAGCGTTCGGAACGTTGTAATATGAACTGTTATCTTCCCAGAGTTCATTGTTTAAAATGATATATTTATCACCTACGACATTTCCGCCTATTAGAAGTATTTTTCTTATAACTTCCGTATTTTCCGCTTTTGTATAGCTTTGAATGCCTTCCACAAGCGCTTCATAATCATAACTGTATAAATCAATACTCACTCCCATTTATTCCGCCACCTCTTTCTCGATAGACCAACCAGAGTCAATATTATTTACTAACCAGTCGTCATAAGCCTCTGTAATCTCTTTTTCTAATTGTTCAAGTGTTAATATATCGAACTCAATATTCAAGTCCGTTTTCAAAAGAAATGTTTCTGTTTCAAGTGATCCGTGCATACCAGTAGAAACGTAGAATCTTACTTTTTTATCGTTCATTCCGCCACCCAACGTTCTTTATAGACATCATCTACTTTTTCTAATTGACCCGAATACACTAAAATGACTTTTATCCAATCAAGACTATTCCAAATTTCCTCTGGTCTACTCGTGTCGTCATGAGGATGTATTCTTTCACTCATTTCTTCTATTGCTTCATAATAATCAAAACTTTTAACATATGGTCTATCATCTCTAGGACCTGAAAGTAAATCACGTTGTTTAGGACTATAAATGTAATCAATACTTACTTCGCAGCAACAGCCTGCTGTCCAAACGCTAGTCCCCTTATCATCAAAGTTATCCGTCATCGTAACAACTGGTAAATCAGGGTTTTCGATAATTAAATCTGCCAATTTTTTCATTTCTTCTTTTTGTCGTTCATTTACTCGTTTCATTCCGCCACCTCTTCAAAA